TTGGGTTGCTTGGACGTTAGCGCCACTAAGGGAAAGAGTAAGAAGTGATCCGGCTTTTAATGCTTGAATGCTATGGCTGTTTGCCGCAACTGATCCAATGATATAAACAGCGTGATAAGCGCCCGCATTTGCAGTACCTGTAATTACCGCAGTAACTATATATGTAGCATTCAGATTTTCTAAGGCAAACAGAGTGGTAGCTGTATTGTGATTGGCGCTAACCGAGCCAGTAAATGAGGCAAAATTTCCAGCTAAAACGAGAGCGGTATTGCTATTCACTCCAGATGCAGAGGACGTACCAACTAAGAGCCTGCCGCTGGAGTCGATGCGGGCGCGTTCGGTACCACTTGCATATGTGCCGCTATAAAACACATAAGCATTGGAGCTATTTGCCCCTACGTGCCAGTTGCCTGCTGTTGATTTGTACTGGATGAATGCGTCGGTTGAGTTGCCAACTTGAGCAACTGAACTTGCAACGTCAAGCGCATAGCCAGGGCTCGTAGTGCCAATCCCTACTCGCTGTGCGCTGTCAATATGAAGGGCGTTAGTGAGTACGCTGCTTGTATTAGCAGTGGAAATGTTTAAGAAACCGCCGATTACATTACTCCGACGATCTTGAGCTTCAATGCTTGCTCGTGGTTCAGCGCCTCCGGGGGTTCCATCTGACGAATAACCAAAAAACTTTATAAATGTACTTTGAGGAGAGGCGTTTGATCCTGCGGTTAAGTTACAAAGACGTAACGTTTGTTCGCCTAAGCCTTCAATGGTCAGTTTTTCCAATGGCAAACTAGTCCCTATGCCAACTAGTCCTGCGGAAGTAATATGTAAACGATTCTGACCAGCGGTAACGAAAGCGAGCGTATCAGTCGTAGGTCGGTATAAACCGACATTAGTATCGTTAAGGAACCGAAGTCCGGGGGTTCCAACCGACCCGTCCGGAATCAAGAACAGATTCTGTTGCTGAATTTTCTTATTCGGCGTAGTCGGATCGCTTACATCAACCAGTACAAAAGTATCGTTCGAGGCCACGCTGGTCCCGATATCACTCAGAGCACTGATCTTGGTCATGACTAGCCAAACACGAAGGCATTGTCGAATTCGTCGTCAATATCACCGCCAGCCTCAAGCTCTAATGTCTGAGTCCGGGATGGATCGTAAACGAAGTCGTAACGCCAGGCGAAGTACTCTTCTATAGTAGCTAATTCTTGGTCAGATAATATACGGTTGAAGATACAAATAGCGTAGATATCGCCAGTAAACGTGCCAGCCGTAGAAACACTACGACCAACAATAAACTCACCAGTAGCATCATATATAAAACCAGAACCTGGCTTGTAATCGATAGCGTAACTATTAAGCCTGAATTCAAGCCCGTAAGTTTGGCTAATTCGAATGCTGCTGTAGTAGTTACCTACAGCGGGCATGTTTAACGGGAAGTCAGCTTCAATCGCCCGCGTAAATAGACCCAAGTTGCCGTTTCCGCCAGTATCCCGCCAACGATTCGACGTGCTATTCGTCGTACCCAGGATGTTATAAGACGTATCTGCAGTACGGAAAATCGTGACGACAGTAGCGGCCTGAGGTACCAGAGGATGCAACTCAGGCATCGTCAGACTCTGGCTGCCGGCAAATACCACGCCGGGCTTACCGTTCAGCAGGTTCGTCGTATACGTTGGCTGAGACGCAGAAGTTGTCTGCGCTAATGTGCCTCGCCCCAGAACATCCTGCCATGCGGAGACTTTGTTCGAGCCGTCAACTGTAAAGGTGCTGAACTCGCTGTCGAACCAAAGTGCATTACCTTGCATTACCGTTGGAGGTGCAAGGTAAGTCGGCACATACTGGTTTGTTGCGCCGTTTTCAGTCTTAAGTACAAGATATTGTTTGTACCTGGCGTACCGAGAGCTCCAATCCGTCACAGTGGTGTTACGGAACTCAGCGCCAGCAGCAGTCAGAGTCGTGGCCCGCACCGGACCGAGCTTGTACTGACCGCCTTGGCCGTAGTTACCCGAGGGATTTGTGGTCGAGAAGTACGAACCGCTCGATGTAGCATAAATTGCGTTATTTAAATCTGCGTATCCGCGATCAGAATTAACAATGTTGGCGTAAATCGAGCCCACGCTGACGTCGCCGGAATTGGCGATATACAGACTTTGGGAGTTAACGACCCCAGAAGCTCGGTTTAGAGCACCGACAACCTGAGCTTCGAGGTTAAACGTTAGTCCCGAAATGTTGGCGTAATCAGTCGCAGTAACACCGGATGCGCCAGTGTTCTGCAAGATGAACAGATCTGAGGGCTCAAAGCCCAGTTGCCTCAGAGCCTGAACGTTATCTTCAACGTCAGACAGATTGTTATCAACACCAAGACCGTATTTCTGAGTCATGCGTTTTCTGTCCGTATGTACAGTATAAGATCGCCGTATTCAACGGGAATACCCCGCATTCCAGACGCCATTACGCCCGAACCGAATGTATCGGCGGCGCGAAAATCGGACGTGAGCTTCAGTTGGCTGACATAAATAGGACTAACGGCGCCCGATGCAGAAAAAGGCGAGCCCCCGATGCTGCCAATGTTGACCCCGTTCGTCTGAACCGCCACGCCACTCAGCGAACCCTGGCTGAGCTGGTAAAACCCGCTGGATACCGGGTTATGTTTGTCTAAACGGGTCGTGTCGAGCGAATTTCCACTCGAAACCAGGAAAGAAACGCTGTTTAGGCGAGGCTGAACTGGCGAACTTAAATTACGGAGCTGGAAGAAATCTTCGTTATTGGCGAAATGAGCGCCGCTCAGCTGCGTAATGTCTTCGCCAGTGACGTTAATCGCGTACGAAGTGCCGCTAACTGTAAAAGTTACGTTCGCACCTAAATTATCCCAAGTTTTATCTACGCTCGCGACATCGCTGAGGTTTAGAGCAGCAATTAAACCGTCGGCCATTACTGTTGCTCCTCCCAATCAAGTGTAGCAGTGATATACCCGGAGGCATTGCGGGCCGAAGCAGTAACAAACAAGGCGCCAGTGTTCTCAACAGTGCCGGGACGACCGCCGATGAACATACGATCCGGGCCAAACATAGGGCTTAAGTCGTACTGAACAGCTTCACCGCTTTGTACGAAGTAAGTCGCCACGCGGTTCGGACTTGCCAGTACCCGATAACCCTGAGTGTCGATCAAAGCGGCCGAATTAGGGTCATTCGGTGCATTTTCGAACACACTAGGCACGTAGGTGATGCCACCAGCAGAGGTGGACGTCTGGGTGACGCCGCTAGCAGTCCAAGTTGGCAGGGACTCAATCAGACCACTGCCAGGAATCGTGATGTTGGCTTCCTGAGTTGTGGAGTACAGAACATCCTGCACCGATGCGTTGTCCTGAAGCTCAGCGACAACACGCAGCGGATAAGGGCTGACACCCGAAACGGAGATGGACTGCCCGCCTGCCGTAATCGTCGTGTTGGTCGAGCCAGTTGCGACAACAAAACTCTGAATTAAATAAGGCTCCACAGGGAACGGAGTCTCTCCAGTAACCGAGCCCAAAGCGTTGTAGTTCAGGCCGGGATACTTAGAGGCAAACCAGCACACCTGCTGAGTCTCAGGATCCCAGTTAGCAGTGTTAGCCTGAGGAACCAGACCCAGGCGCCAATACCCGCCGCCAGTGCGGTAGAACAACGATCCGACGGTGACTCCACTAGGAATCGTGCCACTACTCATCGCCCACGCGTTGAATCGCGACAGACGAATCGAAGTCACACCGGCCGGAAGTACACGATCAACGCTGATCTGAGATAGACCCGAGTCGTAGTTGGTGATGTGTGTGCGGTAGATACCCGCCCCTTCGACCTTGACTCGACGACCGTCCAGGTAGTTAAGGTTGCCAACGAGCTCACCCGAGATATTCGGGAAATTGCCGCTCAGAGTGACGTCATCGAGTCGCGTAACAGGAATACTGGAGCTCGTGCCGCGACTGAGGTTGGTACCGAAACCAGGCGTGTAATTGATGTTGTCGTCGATCGTCTGGAACGCCATGGTGACCTTGGCATCCACGTCGGATCGGAGACCAAGACTGATCGGGTAGATGTTTTGCTGGTTTGCAACTCCGTTAATGGAGGGTTTGAGCTGCAGACCCATGATCGCCCGATCAGTCGCGTCGATCAACTTGGGTGTGTCGAGCGAAGCGCTACCGGTGCGTAGGGTACCGTCATCCCCACCGTCGATATAGACGCTGCTGCCGTACAGATTGATGAAAGCGGGTTGAGTCGTACCGGCGGTCGAGCGGGCCTGGACGAACACCTTCATGAACGGCGACCGAAGACTCGGCACGCTGTATTCGTTCGACGCGGTAATGCTGTGCAGCCGCACCCAGCGGGCATCCCGCAGCCCGTTAGGTACATACGCCAGAAACTCAGCGCCGATTGCACCGTACCAACCGAACTGGATGGCGAACATGGTGACCTTGGTGAGGTCAAAACTCCACGCGGCTGGGCTGTTGACTGTGATCGGGTCGCCGTTCCAGCTGTCGCGGGGCACCTTGAGTGTGCCTAGATCCGGCGTCTGGCGAACAACATACAGATCTGTACCGCGCTCAAGTTGGAAGTAGTACCCATCGCCAACCGAGTTGCGGACACCCCAGGTGATCACTTCACCCGTGTGCTGGCTGTTGGTCGTCATGTTGACGCCCATGGTGACGCCAGTGATGCGACCAGGCTGGTACCGGAAAGACCGCTTGGTCTCCCAGAACTGGGTCATCACACCATTGGTCTGATCACCAGGAAAACGACCAGTGCCGTCATTGAACGGATATTCGAAGCTACGCGGAGGCGGGAACACATACGCCTGCAGCGCACTTTCAGATTTGACTTCACGCGAGTAATAACCGTATTCGCCAGCAAATGTGTAATCAGTCGGGTCGTAGTAATAAGTGTAACTAGCTGCACCTCCGACATTGACACGCCAATTTTGAGGATCGGCGCCGTAGCTATTGACAACCGAAAACAGACCTAATTGACGCTCTTCCTTAGGGACACCGAGCAGTGTGAACGAAATCTCAGATTGAACATCGTTGCCATACAGAATCGGAATCTGCGAATCAACGGTGTTTGTAATCACCACGGGGTACGCGGTGCCCGAAGACACAACGACCTCGTTAACGGGCGCTGTTACGGGTACATCAGTGCCCGAGGCGTAAAGAAGCTGACCGTCTAGGTAGTTGAGAAGATCAGCTTCGACTTGAGTGCGACCAGCAGGCGCAGCGTCATCGGGGAGCTGATAAAACCCGCTTAAAGTCGTCATGAGTCACCCGTCAAACTTGTTCTTCCCAGGTCAGGGCACTACTGATACTCATCGTACCGGCAGCACTCTGGGCGACAACATAGAGAGCGTCGCCGGAGGTAGCAGTTAAAGGGTAGGACAGGTAGTCTTTGTTATACGCGAAGTACGGCGACAGATCGATATCTGTACCGCCTGCACCAACATAGAAAGTTGCCACAGTGACGCCGCCGCTGACGGTCGGGGTCGTACCCGAGGGAATGTCGGCGTATTCGATGGGGCTCAACGAACCAGCGCTGGTGAAGGTCGGGAGAGCGGAGACTGCCAGGGGATTCTTGATAAGCTTCACAGTGCCCCTAGCGCTAGAACCGACACCTAATCGAGTGGGATACGTCTGCATTCTATTACGCACACCATTTACCTCGTTCTTCACCCGCAGAGCCAACAGAGCCTCACCAGCGGTCGTTACACTTCGGTCGTTGGCGTTGCTTTGGGAGCGAGCAACAACGGTGCCTGTGTCGCCGCCGTCGATATAATAGCTAGCCCCGTATTTATATACAGCAGATTCGTTGCCGCTGTTAAATTTCTGCGCAACGTAGGTAATAGGCAGAGTCGGATTCGAGAGGCTCGGGCTAACGAGCTGGTTTGAAGTGCGAATGTCGTGGACGCGCACCCACGAGGCGTCGCCGGTAGTGGCGGAGCTGGGAACGTAGGCGAAGAAGCGAGCGCCGACAGCACCGTACCAGGAGTAGTCGACCTTAAGCATCGTCACCTTAGTGACGTCAAAGTCCCAGGCAGAGGTGTCGGTCTGAACGTTGCCGTTAGCGTCGGTAACGGTAGTACCGTCGATATAGGAAACTAGAGGAGTATTAGTAGTACCACTAGCGTGCAGTGTAAAGCTAGACCGACCAGGCGTCCGGTCAGAGTAGAACTGGGTGGCAGTCTGAGCATCAAGCCGGTCCCCCGAGAAGTAACGCCGAGGAACACGGTACTCGTAGGTGTACTGATTACCGCTAGCGACTGTTAAGAAATTCGACGTAACAGTCGTCGAACCTGTAGACGAAGCGTTACTACCAATGTTGACGCCGCTCGTTGCATCACGCAGGCTGCGATCGTAAAGGGCAGCATGAACATAAGTAAGGCCGCCACGGACGATAACGAGATCGCTGCCAGCATTACCAACGTCGCCATCGCTAGCGTCCGGAGTGCGAACGCCAGGGATGTTGGTTTCGAACGCGCTGCTTCGGCGAACGCAGAAAAAGTTGAAGCTCTTGCTGGTGCGGTAGTCGCCGCTGAAGTCCTGACCACCACCTTGAACTTCCCAGTAGTAACCGTCCTTCTCGTCGAAAGCACCGGCTTTCTTAACGTCGGTAGCGTCCGTCGACTCGGAGAACCGGACACCGAACGTAGCGGAGCTGACGCGGCCCGGCTGGTAGCGGAAGAACCGGCGGCTGCTCAGGATTTGACTAGCGCTGCCACTGGCTGCAGGAACAGCAATCTTGGCAGCACTCTCGCTGGCAAGGTGCTGAGTAACGCCACCGCCTTCGCTCGCCCACTCGCTGGGGTTGATGTCGTAGGTGGTGACGTCAGAGAAAATGCCGAGAGCAGTCTCGACACGAGGGATACCGAGCAGACTCAGGCTAACTTCAGAGATCTGCTGGTTCTGAACACTAACGGGAACAGCAGACTGATCACTAGCGACAACGACCGGGAGGCTCTCCTCCATGGTCTGTTGGCCTTTAGGGATCGGCGCTGACCGACCAATAGTAATAACAGTCGCGTTGACGTCAGCCATCTGTCAGTACCCGAAGTTAGGGGAGGTTAACAAAAACAATTCCCCGAACCAATGTGTCTATTCTACGCGAATAAAGCGCAATGCCAGTTGCATAAACGCCCGTAGCGGCAACATTTGTACCAGAAGTTGAGAGTTCAGGAATAGAAAACTGATAAGGAACAGAAGAAGTAATCAGGTTTAAACGATTTTGACCGCTTGCATTAGTAGGATACAAAACATTGTAAACATTAGCAGGCAACCCAGATACTGCGGCACCACTGATGATTACAGAATCGTACTGAGAAATACCAGGATACGTAGACGCAACCACAGCCAGAGTGCCGGACGCGCTGTTAGTAAATCCGGAGACAGATGCTGCTAACGCATCATGTGTGCGCTGAACATCCCAATAGATCTGTTGGCCCGATGTAATAGGAAGCTGAGCGGTTTGAGCGGAAGAAGCCCAAACACGAATATAACCAGAACCGGGAGTAACAATAGTAGTATTAAGATCGGTAATGACGCCGTACGTAGAAGTACGAGCGTAGGAGTTAACAGTTGAATTAGAAAGATCAGCAGGAGAGCCATCAGCCTCCTGCAAGTACATATAAAAACCGTCCCAAGTATCGCCCTTAATCAACTCCAGATTAATTTCGGGGATAGATCGATTGATGAGCTGAGTAGTGTCCGGTAAACCGGTAACCGAAGCGCCATCAAGAATCGTCAGCGAACCGCCGCTAGGAACAACGATTCCACTTGCGGTCAAAGTGCCGGTTACAGTGTCACCGTCAGCGTTTACAAAACGATCGTCAAGAACACCAATTTGTACACGTTTATTTTTGTTTGCGTCTACGGTCTCCGAAATGTCGACTACGGGAAAGTAGTCACCGCTGGCAACGGTAATAAGACTATTAAATTGAGAGATCTTTTCAGATGCCACGTTGCTCAGCCCTCTTGCTCAATTATACTGCCGTCTTCAGTAAGAATTGTGTAAATACCTTCAATGGGAGTGTCTTCCGTGACGATGTAAGCCGCCCCTACATCAGCTAACAGGGAAGTTGAGGGTTGGAGAACCGCGCCGGAAGTCGAAATAGCTCGGGCAAAAGGGGCGACATTTGCGGAGCCGTAAAGGGTGTCACTAAGGCCCGAAACAATCGGGTAGTAACTGGTGTAGTAGCTGCCAGGAGTGTTGCTTAGGTACAAAAAATCGCCGGGAACGAGGCCCGAAAAAGTATGGACCTCGCCATCGACAATAACTTGAAAAGGGGAACCAGCAGGACCGGAGGTAATAGCGACGCCGACAGCTTTAAACCGTGTAGCGTCTCCAACAACAGCTTTGCGGGCCACGCTGTTAGAAGTCACGGCGACAATATCGCCGGCGTTGATATTCTCTCCAGCCCTAAAAACGGTTAATGCCACTTTTCAAAATTACTTTAACTAAGTCTACTTGCCTTGGCCCCTCGTTTTTTTGCGCCCGTGACTGGGCTTCGAGTGGAGCCCTTGGCCTTGACGGGTTTTCTTAGGTTTTGACTCAATGAGGGTCTGCCCTTTGGGTTTGGCCATGTCGAATGATGTGAGACTTGCTCAGTTTACACCGAAACCCATTGAGTACCATTCCAAACTTTGAGCACAGATTCATTGGGTGAGTACCAGAGTTCTCCTTCCTTCTCGGGGATCGGTGCTCCGGTCGAATACGAGGCTCCTTTGTCCCCAGGCGCTGTCTCATACCACCCGCTTGTCGTAGTGTCGTATATAAAGAGCGATCCGAGCTGCGTGTTGTACCAAAGAGTTCCGTCTTGGCGTTGTTGCGTGTTGCCTATACCAGAAGGTGGATAGGCTCCCTTCAGAGCAAAGGAATCTGAATTGGTTTGATACCAATCGCCCGAGGCATAAACAAAAAGACGACCTTGTCTTGTGTTGTACCAAAGTACACCGTCAACACCAATTGGCGCAGTTTCTTGGACGTTGACAGCAACTGCCGCTCCGCTAAGAACAGCGGATGTGTTGATTATTGTTTTACCAGGGGCGTAGGTAAAGGCTACATTAGTCCCTGCGCCCAGTCCTCCGGAGGTTATGACGCCGTAGTTGGCGTTTACAACAGAAACACCCCCGCTTTCGGTGATGTAAATGCCCGAACCGCCGATAACACCGGGGGCTATTCCGCTAATACTTACGTTTAAATCTTCTAGAGCGCGGACAACGCCCTCGAAATTCCAAGGATACCCTTGGGGACAATGCGAGTAACTGACTGTGCCCACGCCGCTGATCGTCCCTAGGATTTCTTCAATGACTTCAACGATGCCGCGAAAACTATGTTCGTGAAGGGCACGCGGAAGTACACCGTGTGTAGGACAAGGAGGCTGATTAATCTCCGGCATCAAAAATTAACCCGCCTCCTGCGACTAATTCTAACTCACAGAAAGTCCGTTACAGTCTGAGGCTCTTTTCGATTTATTGTGTATAGCGCTTACTCTTTTTACAACATTAACAGATATGTCTAACAATTTTGCTATCTTAGGGCAGCTAAGACCTTGTTCAAGTTGATAGATTATCTCTTTTGTACGCCAGGTGTTACGCTCGACCATATCAGCTCTTTTTTTAACAGCTAACATCTCTGGTTCTTTTGCTTCCTTCATAAGGATTTGGTGAACCCGTTGTTTTGAGATTTTAAATTCGTCAGCAATCTGCTGAAGGGAAAAACCCTCCTGTACGTAAAGACTGTAAATTCGTTCAAAACGGTCTTTCCGAGCTTCCTTGCTCGCGTACTGACCCCAGTACGTTTGTACGTCTTCTTTTGATTGGATTTGCATGAGGGATTAAGAGCCCATCAGAGGCTAGACCCCTCGGAGCAAACTGTCAATCCCTACGTAGGCCCGGATTGAGCTTTCCGTAACGCCCGCTGCTCATGACGGAAACCCTCCTCAGCGAGCATCCAGGCTGGTATGCCGAGTTCCGAACTCCTCTGACGACACAGTTGCCAAAATTCTGTATCAGGTGATTCAGAGATCTTATTCCAGGCAGAGAGCGTACAGTCCATAATCGGAATTAAGTTACACCAAGTATAAGACACATAAAACCCCGTGTGTCAAACCGATAAATTGACGTATTTCCACGGCGCTTCTGCAAAACAAAGCTCGAAACAAACCCTTCGGAGCTCTGTTCGCTTAACGTAAATTGCACGCACACTGAGTTAGTTACGTATTTAAATAAGTAAGTGGTACTTTATAACAATTAAGACGCTCCTTAAAGTGCGTTTTAATGCGCACCTAAAATACGCTTAGTTAAAGCCGGCAGTAGCTAGCAAAACCCGTTAAGTCGGTCTTTAATAGAAAATCCTTTTTACTTACCTCTCTAAACGGACCCATCACTCCAAAGCACTCTGTGCGCTAAAAAGCCGCCTATGCGCCCGTCTCATCCGTCTCGTATGGGGTTCAGGGCGGTACGGATAGGGAAGAAAATCCGCTGTCGGGCATCCAGTAAGTGCTATGCGCTACACTGAGCATGTTGAGGCACTGTGACTCATGTGTAACTCAGTACTACTACTTATGTTCGGCCTGCTGGATGCCGAACCCCAGCCGCTCCCTGACGATCCGCCGGATCACACCGAACAACTCGACTACCTGCGCATCGAGCACCACGGCGGCGTGGTTGTTGCGACCTGCCAGTGCCGCCGGACGCCTCCGGTAGCCCTTCTGGCAAAGGACTTCGACCATCGCTGCCGACTAGCCAGCTCGTTCGCTTGCCCGGTCTGCACCGCCGAACTTAAGAACGCTTCGACGAGCTCGGCTTCGGACCGGTTCCAAGCCTGGATGCTCCAACATAAATACGTCATCGACCCGGCGGAACACCTGTACGCCTCAGTTCTGCCTAAACGGCTCGTCGACTCGACTGACGGCACCTTGATGCGTCCACGCCGCTTTATCTATGCCAGATTTTTCGGGGTGGATCTGGAAACCAAGGACAAAGTACTGATGAAATGTGGGGACGCGAATTGTTTGAACCCACACCACATGCACCTTGCGACGAGTCCTGCTAAAAAGGTAAGCTCCGACATGCACCTTGACGTTCTGCGATGGGCCAAGCGCAAAATGACCAACAGAGCAATCCAGGAACTTATCGAGATGACTCACGGCCAAAATATTTCAGTGAGGACTATCTCCGCATTAAGAAACAAACCTCTGCAATCCGAAGCTATCGCGATCTAGTTGAGGTGTTAAAATCCGAGCAGCCGTTATCCGCTACAGAAATAGCCGAGGCTCTAGGTATGTCCAAAGTGGCAGCCCTTAGTCAGCTCAAACGATTGATGAATTTAAATTTGATTTGTCAAATAAAGTTTGAGCATCACGTTTATTACTGTACAAACGGCAATTTCACCAATCTTATTGATACCTCACTCTTAGAATGAGTTTTTCTGATACCCAGCAGAAGCCTTTTCTGTGGCGTTCTGAGTACATCGTAGAAAATCTGCCGAGTTGGATTTATACGGATAACGAAGAACCACGCTCTGAACCGGAGTGCAAGGCCAAAATCAGTTCTTTAGAGTACACAATCAAGGATATTGACCTTCAAATTGAGATCCGAGATCTAGAACTTAAAACAGGTAGCTCCCGCCACGGCAGCGCTTTTGATCACGACAAATGGAAGACACAGGCATTGCGTGCAAAACAAACGCATATGTATCTTCTAAATGCTTACACATATTGGTTACTAATTAATGAACGAAAAGAAGCTGTAACTATCTCTAAGCTAGATTCTGTTATCAAGCTTTTGATTGAAGAACCTAAAGACTTTGTAGCGCAGCTAGAAAAGCTTCTGTAAAATAAAGTCTGCAGTAACGACAAGAAGGGTTCGTTTCTGCTACCGTCGGGGGTAGCGCTCGTTTTCACCCTTTCCGAGCGCTGGTAAGTGAAGGTCCCTGCCGAGCGCTCGGTGCGGACCCAGCCCCCTTCTACCTATGTCCCAGAGTCACATCGTTGTTTCAGATTTAAACAAAATTCTTCGCAGCATTGACACTTCACTTCAAATCCTGGCCAACGCAAAATCTGGATCCGTAACCACGGCCTTCATAGCTAAACGAGCTCTCGCCGAAAGACTTGGAGTAGCTTCAATTAAAATTGACAAGCTCATCCATCAAGGTATTGTCTCTGGTGGGAAATCCGGACTGGTCGAAGGACGGCATTACTGTAAGCTAGATCCAGACGAAAGCAACCCAAGTAACTATCTTTACGATAGCGCTAGAGTGCTAGCGGACGCTTGGAACAACTTCACGGGGTATACCGATGCCTGATCTTAGTCAAGTCGCACAGCGTCTCAAGTACAATCTTTTTTCAGGGTCTGAAACAAAGAAGCGGATGGCGGCTAACGTCGCCCGAATGATTATTGGGGATATCATTACCCTCCACGACGAGTTCAAAACTTATAAAGGAGAGGGCGCTCTTTTTTTTAACACTAGTAATGCCGAGGCGTCTCAATTTCTGACCGTCAAAGATATCCAGACCGATATGGCTTTGGCGGAAGAAATGCTTAACAACGACCTGGCTAAATTCTTCAAAAAGTTAATCAAAGTAATTGAGAAAGAAAAAGATGATCCTATTGTAGTTATGCTCGACATAAACGGAATGAGCATACATGTGTTAGATAAAAATAAAATTGATGAAGTGCTTGAAGAGCAAGTAACAAGTGCCGATTAATGCTGTTGATTTTGTTTCTCCTGTAGAGCTAATAGCGACCGTCACTGCGTTCTTTGACGGTGAGATTGATTTAGATCCAGCAAGTAGTCATAACGCAAACAAATTAATACACGCAAATCGTTATTTTTGTCCAGAGCATCAGGGATTGCGACAAATCTGGAAAGCAAAATCTGTGTATTTATATCCTCCACGGGATATTTTGACTGGGGCAGAACAACCGCCTGACAGAAATCTATGGACAAAAAAGAAGCGGTTTGTTAAGTCCGCCCAGAGAGTTTGGATGGAGGAAATGTTCAGAAAATACACCTTAGGAGAATTTGAAGAAGGTATCTTGTTTTTGACGTCTACAGATGTCGCTTTGCTGGCCGCTCAGAAAATAGGATTGGATTTGCCCATGTGTATTTTGAAAGAACACCCTAAACTCAGAAACGACGATAAAGAGTTTACTAAAGTAAACACCAACAAAATTTATGGGTTTGTGTATTATTTTCCTTCGCCTTATAAAGCGGACAGAAAGATCTTAGAGTTCAGCGCGTTATTCAGTATTCTCGGGCGTGTGTATATTTGATCAGTTGACGGGTGTCGTAAGAATTATCAGGTCCGAATTTATCGTTCTCTCCGAAACCTAATCCAACAGGCACACCGCGCATTTTCTTGCGTAAGTATTCGCGCGACAGACGTTGACCCCGTTCCTGCGGACTTTCGCTCCAAACAGTCCCGGCCATACGAATGTCGCCACGCTGCCGATAGCGGTAGTCATGTTTAGCGAAAGGAGCTTCCGCGTGGAAAGCTACCTTCCGCTCGTGCTTCCCAATAGGGATTTGATCAGACATTCCAAGTGGTCAAACGCTTGACTTGATCTTGGTTGATGTTTCCTTGCGCTAAATCCATAGATCTCTTATCGAGCTGCAGATTGAATGCGGGGTCGTTAGCAATAGCAGCAAATCGAGGCTGAACTTCGTCTAACCCACGCTTGATGTACTGGTCGTACATGTTGGCGCTCTTGACCAGAGTATCTTCAAAACGCTGATGAGAGGGGCTACCAAGAACAGGATAATCTCCTTGATTTAGTTGAGTCTGGAACCGCTCTTGTTCTCCGGTCATAAACGGACCGAATTGATTTTGGATACGGCTGTAATAAGACGACGGGTCTTGTTTCTCACCTAAGAACCCAAGCATGTCAGCTTGAGTATCTCCTGCCATGCTTCTATATTTTCCCCCACGTTGTTGAAGATCTTTTGCGAGTCTTTTACCTTCGTTTACAGCTTGCTCAACCGATGACTGAGCCGCTTCTAAAGCTTGCTGCTGCGGATTAGCGCCCATAATCTTAAAAACCCTTTCTCAAGTATACCGAATTAACCGATCAGCTTTAAGAGTTCCGGAGTTACTGGAATTTTGCCTTCCGGTAAACCTAAATGAATATGTTCATGATGACCGCCGACAGGATCGTATCCAGGGTGGAAAATCTGAGCACCAGGCAGAGCTTGCCTCAGTTGTTCGCCGAGCTGAACGGTTCTATTCTTCCAATCTCCCTCGCCCCAATCGGTAATATCTAAAGCACGACCTTGATAATGAAGAGAACCAGGGCTGTGCTTGCCCACGCGGCCAAACGCTGGGTTTTCGCCGATGCGCAATCCACCAGGACCGTACTTGCGCTGCAATGCTTTACCTAGTTCAACCGTGCTAATGAACTGAGCATTTGGGTCCACTGCGGAAGTAGCCGAAGGACCAGCCGAAGCCAGCTGAGAATTAATTAAACTTTCTTGAGCCGCTTGACTCTCATCGTAAGCTTTTTGACTCATCTTGGCGCCTAAAATATCCATGATTAACTTAGAAGGATCATTGCCTCCTGGAGCACCTCCTAAAAACATAACTTCATTTGCTTTGTACTGATACTGCTCGGCAAGTGCTCTACCTTCTTCTCCATATTTATCGGGGTCTGCTTTTATAGCCTCCGCCGCTTGTAGATAAACTTGCGCTTTTTGAGTATCTCCTCCTGTTGGTTGTGCCGCTCCGGATAAAGCATATTGAGTAACAATATTTTTTAAAGCGCCTTGAAAATCATATCTAGGCAGAGTTACCGGAGTAACTCCGGCTGCTTGATTTACCTGATAAGGAACGCCGCCACTAGGTTTCTGCAAAAAACCCTGCAACTCACCCAAAGATTTAACGGGCTGACCGTAAAAACTTTTACCCTGCAGCGTGGGCAAACTAGCCCATTCAGGAGCAAGCTTAGCGATCGTTTGCGGAGTAATCGGATCTTTCGTAGGGTCGACCCCACGTTGCTTCATCAAATAAATCGCTGCAAGATCTTGCTCTTGCGGACCAAATCCCTGTAGCCCTAGGGCTTTTTGTGCTCCAGCATAAGTATTGGGCATAAATTGATAACGCCCCGCCGCAGCACTACCTTTCGGAAAACCCTTAGTGCTTACAACAACATCGGGATGTCTAGAAAAATCTTGAAAGCGACCTCCGCCAAACATGACATCATATCCGCCACCGCGACGAGCACTATCCGTACCTTCGGCGTACGCGATCAGATCAAGCCACTGTCGGGTCAGCGGGTTATCTAACGCCATCTGTCTGCTATTTATTCATCATTCTACCGAATCTTCAGAATCATCGAACATCTGTACATTAGTTTCTACAGTGACTCCTATTTGATTCATAACTGTTTTATACGCTCTTTCCTTACATACTAACTTTAAAATCATGACCCAAAAAAACTGATCTCGATCACTTCGATTATTTAAAGATTTAGCTTTGGCTCGGATCCTGGTTAGCACAAATTCATCTTCCAGCGTCAGTCCGCAATGAAGATTTTGCATTCCTCCATCGAAGTTTGCGGTAGCCACGGGCGGAACCCACTCTCTGCCTATCCTACACCGAATCATTAGCGTACGTCTCAAGAGATTAAGTGCTTTCTGTAATCATTATAAAATCAGGGTTAAGGCCGGCTCCCGACCTTTACAAAGCGCAAGAACCTCGTTATCATTACTGAGCCATCCTCATTCACACGGCAGATGTTTGAAGGTAAGACTCTCCTGACGATTGCTGAGACTGCAGAGTTCCTCAACTGTTCCAGCGGCTTCGTGCGCAAGCGCATCGCACTGACCGAATCCAATAACCCCGGCGGCTGGCCCAAGGACATTTATGTAAACCTGCAGCCTTCCGGCGCTAAGTCTCTTTATCGCATCAACAAAGATGCTCTCCAGAGCTATCTGAACGGTGCTGATTCGTCGGCTAAAGTGGAAGACGACGCAACGGAAACCGCAGTAGCAGCGGCTTTTTGAACATGACGTACACCGAGACTTTCGCTTCGACTCCTGCGTCAGCTTTGATGCCCACGCAAATAGAAGAGCGAGTTATCTCGGTGGAACCAGAGCCCCAGCTTCAGGACCTTCTCTTGAATCTGGTGGCTCTGTCGTCTTACGCGCATCAACTGTACGCGCAATCTCACTTAGTTCATCTAAACGTCGAAGGACCTCTGTTCCTACCTATTCATGAATTTTTAAAAGGCCAGTACGAACTGCACGTTGGACAGTTCGACAAACTAGCCGAGTTTGTCCGCACCATGGACACCTTGATGCCCATGTGTCAGAAAGGGTTGCTTAATTCCTATAAAGGTTTTAAGAACTGCAAATCTTATGAAACTCGCGATATGTTAATTACCTACCTTAAAAACTTGGAAGACTTTGGTATGCAAGCCAAAGATCTTGGCGAACTGGCTCGTATGATCAAAGCTCCAGATGTGGAAAACTATGCAGCTCAGCTAGTCGACGAATCTTTTAAAGCAGCGTGGTTCCTCAAAAGCACACTGCGGGGTTAAACCTGAACCCATTGACCGCCGACGTGGATATATAAACCAGAAGTTGCTGCAGCTTGATACATAACAGTACCTTCAGGTGAACTGACCGGTAGTGCTGTCGTTACAGAAACACCAGACGAAACAATCGTTCCAGATGACATAACCGAAGTTTGCGAACTAAGACTTCCGGACGCAATAACAGCAGAACCAGCAGAAGAGGCAAAAGTAGCCGTGTTTGCGGTATTGGCTGTCGTAGCAATATCAGCGAAAGCGGCGCCGATAGTTTGCCACGTCGATCCGGTCCAGACTTTTAAATAGTAGGTGACTGCGCTACTGTCGACCCAAGTCTCACCGACAGAGTTTCCAATTTCTCCGGCAGGCGTCGAGTTAGGCGCCGTGGAACCGTAATGATTAGAACCGACCTTACGAATTGCGCCAGCGCTGTCCTCTACATAAATAGCAGGTTCTCCGGCGCCGTAATTAACAGCTACCTGACCGAGTTGTAAAGTAGCTGGCTTGGGACGATCGGAATTGATATTCGACCGAAGGCTGAGAAGATTAACAGGTGTAGATGTCATTAGTCGTAAACTCCTCCGTTAATAGGTGTTGCGGGTGCAGGAACCAAGTCGCCATTAGCGTAAGTTCCGCCATTCAAGGTATTAGTCGGGGTAACTACGGGATCGCCGTTAGCGTACGTACCGCCATCGTAAGAATTTAAGTTACCGTAGTCAACAGGAGCAAATGGGTCAAACTCCGCCACGGTCGACATCTCGAAGTTTCTTGCTTGCAACGTCGCGAAACTATCCAAGGTACCTGCATTTAATGTCTTGGACATCATGTTGTACATGTCTGGGTACATCATGTGCGCCGGCATATCACTTTGAGCAGGTGAGTATCTTTGCCACCAGACGAGATCTCGCTCTCGCTTATAAAAAGAGACTTGTTTTTTCAGATCAATCTCGAACTTTTCTCTATACCACTCGTTCATAGGTTCATCGTTCGGCTGGGGCAGCCAAGGTGACACCATGGCGTCTTGATTGAACCTTTTTTCTAAATCCCACATAGCAGCGTATATGTGTTTACACCAACGAGGCTGATAATAAAATAAATTAGGATCTGAGTAAACTTGTTGCGTATAATTAGGTATATTATAAATCTCGTTTAGATAAATAAAACCAAAATCCCGAGCGTAACCTGGGTTATCAATGCTATTAGAAACACGCGGAGTTTGATCAGGGCCTGCGTCGTATTCGCCAGGCACCATGTTAAAAACACCAGTATAAGGGTACCGACGTTTGAGAGACTGACTATATAAATCAAAACCTTCTCTACCTAAAAAGTCAGGGCAAGTACATTGAGCCCGCATTTCTGTTGTCAAAAACTCGCCTACTCCAGGAGGACCCGAGGCAGGAACAGCGAGAGTATTAGCGTCAACTACGCTCCAACTTTTATCTTGTGCTTTTGATAAGAACAAAGTGTTGAAGATAGGAGCATACGAAGGGTTCAACGGAGTTCCGTTAAAGCCCACGGCGGTAACTGTGTAGTTGTTGAACCCAAATTTCTTTTCGGTTCCTGACGAATCAAATCTATTTGATAAAACTTCGCCGGTAAAAAATGAAATAGGAGCACCGAACCGAGCGCTCAAAACCACGGCGTATGTATCGTCGTCGTAATTACTTACAGACTGAACCGAATATCCAAAATCTCGGAAGTTAAAGGAATCTCGCGGACGAACACCGACCATCCACATCTTCATATCCGATCGGGTAGTCGGATACATAAATGCTATGCCGGGCAAATAAATCCCAAGTCCCGGAGCTCCTGAAACATAATATTTAAAACTATAAGATAGTCCATCGTAAGCTTGTTGTGAATACATTGACAACTCATATCCACGGCGCCATCGACTCCAAAGCGAAGCATAGTTATAGTCACTTAAAACGCTAAAATCTTTTGTGCCTACAGCGGGTCTAAAACGCCGATGAAAAGGTTGCGGTCGACTTAATTCGGACGGTTTTTCAGCGCCGGAAATATCGGGAACAGATCGGATACCTGAGTTCGCGTTGAACTGACGAAACCCGAAGTTATCCGATCCTTTCCGACGTGACATATAAGATCAATAGAATCCGCCTTGAGCCAAGATAGTGATGCCCGAAGGACTGAGGCCGCCAGAAGCGCGGACGCCAGAAGCGCCGGCAGGACCCACGCCGATGTAACCGGCACACAGGATGTAGCCCTTTTCGAGGTACAGACCTTCGTTCTTGCCGATTTGAACAGGAGCGATCAGGTTAGTATCACCGGTGCGAGGAACCGGTGCCATTACAGCGGGCAATTGGACGCCGAGAGGGTAACCAAAAGTAGAACCGCTCAGTCCGACTTCAAAGCGTCCGACCATCAGAGCAGCTGACGTGGAAGGAGCCGACTGGTTAGGCATGTAGACGTACAGACCAATATCAGCCGTACGAATACCACTGTTGTCAGGGTAATCTTCGTTGCTGACAATGGTGATGTCCTCAACGAGAGCACCGTCTTCAGACGGAAGATCGCCTACGCGCACTAACTGGATCAAATCCCCCAGGGCGGGGTTAGTGGGGTCACAAGTAGTAGTAGCGTTGGTAATACGCGCGCCCCGTAAAAAAGGACGATCTACAAGACAAGGTTGCTTGTTGGTGCTAGTAGAGGCCATTGTGTGCGCTAGATGGGGTTATCAGCCTAAACCCCGTAAAGGGTTGTCGGTTTTAAGGGGCGCGGGCTTGACTAATGCCGACGCCAATAATGCAGACGAATCTTCTTTAGACCCGCCAATACGCTCAAGAATCTTATTAAACCGATCTTCGTCTTGCTGCTTAGCGATGTAGTCAGAGATCATGCGGGTAGCCATGCCTTGAGGAGCTGGCTCCATGCCTCGGATCCCTCGGATCATGTTTCCGAGTCCTTCAAGCAAAATACTGCCGCCGATCCACGCGTTATTAAAGGGGCTATCTAATCCGCCAGGTTTAGCGGGGCTGGGACTGGTGGAAGGCGCCAACCCCTCGGCTACGGAAGAGAAGTCATTAACGCTATACGCCGGCGACTCAAATCCGCCGGCAATCGAGGTACCTAAGTCATACCCGCGTAGGGGTACAGAATTAGAAAAGTAGTCCGCCATGGGTCAATCCTCAGAACAAGGGTATGTTTTCAAGGGTCTGGTACGCCTGCGGAGCAAGCGTGGCGTTTAAATCCGCCGCTCCTTGAGTACTAAAAGCAGCATTCATCGCTGCAGCACGCGCTTGCCCGGCTGCGTTATTGGGGGTGTTAGTGCCCATGGAAGTACCCAGAACAGCGCCTTGTGCCACGGGCATCTGTTGACTGGGACCGCGACGCTGCATTTGAAGTTGCAGACGGTAGGCAAGCTCGGGGTTAGCTTTTGCCCAAGTTTCTAAAGCTGCCTCGGTTTCAATGCCGACGGAAGCAGGTGCGCCCATTCCCTTAAGTGCGCCGATAATTTGTTCCGACCGGCCAGGAGCACCAGCGTAAGCCGCTTGAACACGGTAAAAATCACCAATGTTCTGGTACTGAGAAGCATCTTGACGGAGGCCCTGGGCTGCGTTTTGGATTGCTTGACGATACTCGGATTCTCGCGAATCCATAAGTTGCGGTACCGACCCGGCCCCCATGGAGCTACCGACGGGAGCTGCCGGGGCTTGCCCGCCAATCGGAGCCGACGGACCAGGAGCAAAAGGCGCAGCAGGAGCGCTAAGTGAACTGGGGTTGACGGTACCCGGAATTGCGTTTGTGCTACCAGCAATAGGTTGAGGGGCAGCTGTTAAAGGAGCACCAGTAACAGAGGGAGTATTGGCACCCGCTTCAGGAGTCGCCGTGGGCGCACCCAGCTGCGTCTCACCGGGCGAAGGGTACCGAGGTTGCAGTCCAGACATGTCCACGCCGGATCTCCGGAGTGCAATTCCGAGGGGTTCGTGAGCAATAGGCTGTTCGGGTTGTTCTTGACGATTGGACATATAAGCAGCAAGACCAAGACCGCCTAAAATCCCGCCACCGACGAAAGGTGCAACAGGCATCCGCAAGGAAGCAGAAGTCCCGCCAGCTGCGGCGGCCCCAGCGGCAGCAGGAGACGAGAAAATCTGACCTAGATCAACGGTATTGATTCCGCCCATAGCATTAGCTCGGGTCGCAATAGGGGATCCCTCGGGCAGGGCTACTCCACGTCCGAGAATTTCATAAACATTTACGGGTTGAATACCCGGTTCAACTGCAGAACTTGTCGTGCGTGCGAGAGCGCCGCCCTGACCTCCAGTAGATAAACCGGCGCCGCCTGCAGGAGGAGCCATACCGCCTCCAACCGAACGCGTAAGATCACCGCCCCGATTCATGTATTGAGTGGGAGTTGTTTCCAGCTGCCGGATCAGAGGAGAGTCAAATCCCTCGGTGCTCAACAGTGCTTCCATGACGTCGTCAGCGTTGACGCCACGCTCCGCAGCCGTGGTCTCGACGATGGAACGAATACGGTTATACCCTTCAGGGTCTCGACGCATCAGTTCTTTACCGTAAGCAAAGGCAGGTTCAGGAGCTTGCGGGGAACTTAAAATCGGATAGGGACGGACAGTAGTGCTCGCGGGGATATCTTGACCTACAGGTAAAGAACGTTGCCCAGGAGCAACACCAGGAGTACGAGCCGGAAGAGTTTCGCGAGGAACATCGGCTTGGGGATATCCAGCGCGACGAGGAATTTGTTCTGCAGGAACTTCGCGGGGGCCGGGAAGTTGCCGCTGAAATCTCCCGTTGGATTGATCAGGGGGAACGTGTAGACGCGGTTGAACAGCAGGACCAGTAGGTGCGGAAGGAGTAACGGAAGGAGTAGCGGAAGAGCTAGGTTGTATCGTTTGCCGAATTTGCCGAGGGCTCGGCGCATCCGGAATCATGTTATTGATCATCCGGAGCCCGCCTTCAACAAGCGCTCGGATGGTTTTTTCGTATGCGCTGTACGACATCCTAAAGACCTAGCCTGAGTTTATATTAGCGCCAATCTGCGTAGAAATACAGACGATCAGCACGAGATACATCAGGTGGGCCAGGAATAGCCTGGATAAATTCTGCGCCACTACGTTCAAATCTGTAACGAGATGCCACAGGGTCTTTGTAGTTGGCGACGTAAAGCATTTCTGCCAAACGACCCGTCTCGTACAGGTAGTTCTGTCGCCAAACTTTGGCTACTTCAGTTTTATCTTGAATGTTGATTGAACGGTTAACATCACCAAGGATTGTTTCTTGGCGGTTCGTGGCGCGACCAGCTGCAAGTTCTGTTAAACGCTCAGCTTCCTCACAGCGCTCAATCTGCTGGATAATTTTATCGTAGTAAAATTCACTAGATATACTATTACAAGCCTCTAATAACCTGGCGTAATCACCAGCAGGTACAGTAGCTATCGCGTAACCCAAGTGATAGCATACTCTACTGAAGTTAAAATCATCTAACCTGTAACCAAATACAGCGGCAGGATTTCTAGTTAGCTGGTTTACTGCAGCGTATACTACTTCTCTTTTAGTCGCGTCTGTTGTGTCCGGCTGAAAGACGACGCCCTGCTGCGAAAGATAACTCTGCAGCTGTTCTAGCTCTTGTTGGGTAAACTGCGCCACTTGCTAAACTGCCGGTCTACTGTCTCAGTCTACGTGAAACACAAAGTTATCGATATCAAACTAATGGAGGAGTGGGTTGAGATAGACGAATTACTTCCAGGTAAATTGCGGTGGCGAAAAAGACCTTCAAACAGAGTAAAAATCGGAGATCCTGTCGGAAATAAAACAGAAAGAAAGAACTTAACCTATTACGAATTTTCTTTAAAAAATACAGCATATTTAAATCATAGAGTTTATTACGCATTAAAAACAGGAGAAGATCCTGGAGAAAGTGAAATTGATCACGCAGATCATGAATATGAGAACACAGGTACACTCAGAAAAGCAACACGTTCGCAGCAAACAGCAAATCAAAGACCGAGAAAAGATAAAAAATTTAAAGGAGTGACTAGAGATAAAAGAGACGGACGTTACTACGCGCACATAAAAATAAACTATAAATGTATAAGTTTAGGAGGATACGACAAAGAAGAAGATGCCGCTTTGGCGTATAACAAAGCGGCCGTTAAATATTTCGGAGAATACGCTTATTTAAACGTTATTCAACGTAAATAGAGTCGTTCAGAATCTCATCCCAATTTACATGTTTGATCTGTCGAAGCTGCTCCAATTTTGTAAAACGTTCACCAGGCAGCGACATCCGGAGCTCAATGATCTCGTTAGCGGTCTTAAGGCCCACGCCGGGTAACACTTGAGTCAAGAGCTCAGGTGTCATTGCATTCAAGTTGAAACGACTTGGCGCAGGCACTTGGGGCTTAACAATCTGACGACCCCGTCGCGACTTAACGGGTTTTGCGCCCTGTTCTGAATCTGTATCTCCTTCCTTTTGTTCGATTTGATTTTTATGCGCAAAAAAGACTTTACCCGTGGTTTTAGACTTTACCATAAAGTACTCACCGTCATCATGAGTACTGAGGATATCTACTTTAACACCACTAGGTGTATAGGTGACGTCTTGAGGAACAGTGGCAGTCATCATAAAGATACGACTTTCGCAGAGTATAGGACAAAGTTAGAATAGAGGAAAGGTAACGAACCATGCCCAACCCTTTTAACTTACTTAGATTTGCAAATCAAGTACCTGGCGTAGGCAAAGCTTTAAGAGCTGTATACGCAGTTGCTCCGGATGTAGGCATTGGGTTGCCCCTTGAACTCCTAATGTCTACAAAAAAATCCCCAAAAAAAGAAAGAACAGCTGGACTAAACACAGCAGCAGAAGTTGCCACGTCGCTTGTACTAGGTGGAGCGGAAACAATTCCTCAGCTGACTCAGTTAGCTACGGACCCAGGAATCCTGAAAGCGCTTGGGCAAGAAGGGCTCAGCAAAAACGAAATAATTCGAAATTTAAATGCGCGAGCTCGCACGATCAACCCCAGCATGTATACCGAGCAGCTGGTAGAACAAATTGTTGAAGGTCAAATCGACGCGGAAAAAGAACGGCTGATGCAGGAAGCCCGCAATCGCCTGCGTGGAATCGAAGTACCCCTACCTACCTCAAGCATGATGCAGATGCGTTAAGGCAATAAAAAACCCCTCCCGGAGGAGGGGTCCCCTTTGCCGACCTGAGTATATCAGGAAGGAACGGTCGAGGTGTAGATGGTGGATTCAACCACGCCGCCAGGCTGAAGGGTGAGGTCATCACGCTTAGGAGCGCTGTCGGGCACGATCCAGCAGACTTCGCAAATTGCAAGAGCCTTGTTGTTGCCGGCCAGTTTGCCAGCTTGGGCGCGAGGATCGAAGGTGCCGGAAGCCAGAGCAAGACCCGAAGCGACAACACCGCCCAGGTTGCGGGTGGCGAACAGCTTCCAAGTAGTCTCGGCACTCAGAGCAGACAGCTTGCTGGAGTCGATGATGTTCACCGAAGCGTTGCTGCCGTTCTCAATCCGGCTGTTGGAACCGATCACGGAGGCGCCGAATTGGCCGGACACCACGGTGCCGTCGCTCCGCAGACCTTGGCTTACTGCGGGAACCAGGCTGAGCTGAGGAGTAGCAGAACCGCCACCCACGCCGCTGCTGATCACGTCGCCACCGTCAACGCGGAGCGAGGCGCGGTACACATAAGCACCGGCAGGCACTTTGATACCGTCAGCGATATCAGCACGAACATCCTTGTGGTAATCCGGAGAAGGAATAACCACATTGGCGCTGCTGAAGGCTTGGTTAGAGCCGTTCACGCCAGAGCCATAAGGTTGCGTGTAGTACTCAAGCTGGTTAACGGAACCATTGGCCTGATAGGACAGGTCAACGTAACCGATTGCTTGTTGAGCAATCCAGCCGGGACGAAACACCACACCGACAGGACCACCAATAGGCTGGTTGGTCAGAGTTTCGGAGGTTCCGTTCTCGTTGTTGAAAACAACGGACTTCTCTTCGTGCCAGTAACGAAGAACGTTGGTGTAGTTACCAGGATAGATCTTGGCAACTTGAAGCTGGTTAGAGTTGATTGCCATCGTTAGTTACCTCCTCAAGCGTTAAAGGAGTAAGCCACGGTGGCGAAATCAGCGTTCAGGAGTTCGAAACCTGCATACAGGCTCCAAATCATCATGATGAAACGGCTGAAGTCGTCGTTGTTATTCAGGAGCACCTGAGCGTTGTTGCCGCCGATACCGACGCCCACGCTTTGGGGTCCGAAGAACATACCGATTGCACTCTCATAAGAAGCGCCGGTACCGCCGATGGTAGCAGTCTGACTCTGAGAGGGCATGTTGGTCGATTCGAAGAAGCGAACGCCTTCGAACACGAAACCGGTGGGCATGATGGGCTCACCAGCCACGAAGCTGGCTTGACCAAAGCCCTGACCCATGTAGATAGCAGCGTTGGGCTGCATACCGGACATGAGGGGGTTGATCTGACCGTTGCCAGGATAACGAGCCACTTCACGGAAGTCGCTGTTCTGACGCAGGTGCATCAGGAAGGTAGGATCGCAAACACAGCGATAGAAACCATCCTGATAGGTAGGAACGTTACGCTTACGCAGGCTCTTCACCACGCGCAGCAGGTCGTCCTTAACGTCGAACTTGGCTTGTTCGGCGTTGGAGTAGGTCAGCGAACCGACGGCAAGATCGCCAGGGTAGTAGTAACCACCTTGGGTGTCGGAAGCTTGACCCTTAGAAACTGCTTTCAGGAGTTCGTTAATGAACACCCGGTCACGCCAACGACGATAGTCGTCGAGCAGAGTCAGCGAACCGATGGACTGGTGGAAAGCGGTGAGGTTACCGGTATCCAGCAGCAGGCGCTGTGCAGTGATCAGGGTTTCCCGAGCAATCTTAAAAGTGCTCGGCTGGGTGGGATCGGACGGGTCAGCAGGACCGGTGTACTCCTTAAGAGTCACCAGCACTTTGTCCTTCACGATATTGCGGCTGTTAGCAGTACCGATGGTCTGCTCTGCAGTACGCTCACGTGACTCTTTGCTTCCCGGATTGCCCCAGAACCTGTAGCGGTCTAACTGCACAGTCTGGCCAGGCTGCTTGCTGAAGTCATGAACGACCACAGGCTCTGCAGCCATCTCGACAACGTACGCAGGATGCGGACGGTAGAGTTCGGCGCCGAGAAGCTTCGGGAAATCATTATCGACAAACACTGTCGATATCTCCAGAAACTACAAAGTAAGTTTAATAGATAAAGAAGCTAAGAGCACATAAAGTTGTCTCGTTTTTAGCGTTAACCCAACTTTCGATACATATTGCGTACGCTCTCTGACAGTTGGTAGTAAATGGAGCCGTAATTAGAAACATATTTGGCCGCACCGCCGCGATACATGAATCTAAAAGGAACGGACATAAGCCCAGGCTCTTCCGTACGAATTGTCTGCGTATACGTCTTGCAGTACACCGGCGGGTTATAAACCCACTCAGATCGATTAGAAGTTCCCAGCGGACCTAACGAATTGGTAAGGATGCCTCCTTCATATCGCCCGTGGGTGACGCCGCCCCCGGTTATGCCTTGCTGCCCTGTGTTACCAGTTGGCGTATTGTACGGATCATATACTTGAGAGTCGGGTGCTGAGCCTCCGAAGTACGTAAATTTTCCTGCGTCCCGGACGCCATAATCCGGTCCGGTAAAAGTTTGAACTTTACGGCCGGCAATCGTATTAACAGTGACGGGCCGGTAACCCTGGTACGAGCTTAAAACACCGCTAGGTGCGTAATCGACATTCTCGTAGTCAGTCCAATATCCAGAAACCGCCGCAGGGACTTGTCGCCACGCGGTCGAATACGTACCGCTGTAGCTAGGTGAGCCAGCGACAATCCTGCCTACGTCTGCTCCGGTATCTTGAATACCAGAACTGACTACGACATAACCTTGATGAGAGGGTCCGGTTTGTACCTGATGAGGCCCGGAATCATAGTTGTAATTTCTATACGATATATACATTTAAAGCAGCCAGAGCTGCCTTAATTCTAAGCGGCAGGGGTGTTATCAGTCGGAACTTCGGTAGGGATTCGACTGTCAAGAGCACGAATATCGCTGCCGATCAAAGTTATATCCCGAGCGTAATTAGCTTTAAGCTCTTCGAGTTCTTTTTTAAGCTGCTCGACTTCGGTATTCTCTCCGCCACGGCGGCGACCAATGGAGTTAGGCACGGATTACTTACCTTTGTTCTTTTTGTATTTTACAGCTTTTTTCTTTGCTTCCTCGTGATTTTTCACACGTTCAGGAAGATCACCTTTGGTCTTCTTTTCGTACTCCTCTACCTTAGATTTAGAAATTTCACCGCGCTCCTGCATAGCATAAAATTTACGCCTTTGAGCCTCAGATTTAAAAGGCATCGTAATAAACGGTTTTTAACAGTCTACTTAATAAATAGTTTTTAACAATGTACTCAATAAAAAACCCCCGTTGTCCAGACGGGGGTAAAAAGACTCGTCCACCATGCGAACGGTGTTGCACACCGTTGAACTAACTCTACCTCAGGCTTGATCCAAGAACAACAGCTTGGCTCGCAGAGACTCAGGAGACATGTTGTTCAGGTAACGCCAAGCTTGATCAGGAGCTTGGTTCATAACCTGGCCAAACTGTTCCCACTGCGCGTTGGGGTCTTGAGTACGCTGACCGCCGGTAGCAGCGGCAGGCACAGCAGGCACCTGATCGTAGTTGGGTGTATAGGACTGCTGTTGGAGAGCAGTGCGAGCGTTATCGGCAGCGATCTGTTCGTCAGTGCGAAGATCGGTGGGATACACCTCGGTGAAGAACCGGTTGGTGTAGTCGGCCAGATGATCAGGATCAGTCAGAATCTGCTCCATAGCCATGCCACGGGTGGCAATTTGCTCCAGAGTCTGATGCTGTTGAATCAGCGCATCCTCCAGGGTGGTGGAGTACTGATTCAAGATCGCAGGCGCTTCGAGGCCGAAGTGATTAACTACGGCGGCGCTTGCTTGGCTTAACTGCGGCTCCTGCGCCGTAGAAGTCGGCGAGGAAATTGGGGTCGTATAGACGTTGTTGGATAAGGTCGGCTGAACCGTAGGGGGTTGGTAAGCCCAGGGCTGTTGGGCCTGTAAAGCCAGATTGCTCTGTTGAATATCCGGCGCCGCCACCTGGGGCTGCGCTAACGATGCTGTCTGGCTGAGGGACGGGGAGAGCCGGGAAACGATCCGGTCCAGGCTGCCCAGCGCTGCCTCCCATGGGTTGCTCGGGGAGGAGGCTGACGGAAACTGGCTGGACTGGCTGTTGATAGAAGGGACCGTAGCCAGTTGTGCCGGCGACGGCGCTTGGGCTGTAGTTGCCGAAGCTACCGCCGGGGTAGGGGTTTGCGCCACCCACTGAGGGTAGACGGTTGAGCCCATATCCGGGGAGAAGGCCGCCTGGGGCGCCGCTACTGCCGGGGAGACCGGGCTCGGGGTCGAAGCTGGGATCGCTTGGCTCATAGCTGCCCGAGTAGGTTAGTTCTTGCGCGAGGTGATCGAATGTGCGGTAGAGGAGAGGCGTTATATTTAACCTCGGATCTGCCGCTAAGGGCTGGGTCGGCGCAAGAGGGTGCGGCGACTGCATCAGCTGATTTAATGTTAGCAGGAAATTTTGTAGTGCGGCTTGCGTTTGTTGAATCATTCTGAAGGGGAAACCCTTCAACATTTCCGCTCGTTCTAAATCACTTTTATCTGGGAACAAGTAACGCAGCGCTTCCACGCTGTCAACACCTAGCTCCTGAAGATTTCGAACAACGATCGATTTTTGGTTGATGTCGTAAGCGGTGTCTTCATAAACATCGCCTTGGAATCGATACGTTACTTCTCTATCTCCGTCTGGCGGAAGACCAAAAACTCCGCCAGGTACTTTGTTTTCAGAGAGGGCCGTTTGAATAGCAAGATCTACATCCTGCTCGTACTTGGCCAGCTTCTTTTGATAACGTTCTGCTGCTTCCGGGGTTTCTTCTTTTGGCTCCTTGGGAGGAGTCAAACCCATGACAGAAATAAAACTCTCGCGGAAAACCTGCTCCTGGTGATAAACAATCATCTCCAGCAGTCGGCAGAAGCCGTAGCTCAAAAAACTCTTATTTTTACGAAGAGCAGTCGCTTGAGCACGACCCATAAGGCCCTTAATTTCCGTCGCAGTGGCACCGGCGCTAATCGATATTTCGTCAACGCCGCCGAGTGCGGTTCGAATTTCTTCTCGTAGTAACAACGCATATCGATTCATGTCCCCGTTTACGGGGTCAGGGGTCATGTAACCAACCCGATCCGACGGCTCTACGTTGGCAATAATTCGAGGAACTCGAAGACCCCCGATACCAGACTGCGACCCGAACGGATCTGAAACCCTCGTGGAAGGAGAATCTAAACCGCCAAATCCGCTTTGGCTGCTGATCGTCGGACGGAAGTTACGATCGGTATCACTTGCCTCCACCAGATCACTACGCGGACGCGAACTGATCAGAGTCGGATTACCAAAGAACTCAATGTTCTTGGCGATATTCTGCATCATCTGATCATGCAGAACGATCTGCTGCATGAACGGCTCGAATTCACCTTCGCCTTCAGTACCGCTGGCGTTTGGCTTATTCAGAACCTCCACGGCGGGGATAAACCCCAGCGTATTTGGCCGACTGTTTCGGGGAGTAATGACAGAGCCCGGCTCTAAGTCAAAACTCAGCTCCGTGTCGGCTTCGTACTCTGTGATCGTCTCGGCCGTAATCGAGATACGGACATACCTTTTGTTCTGCCCGTAAGTATTCGAGGGCAGCCCTAAGTTACCGTTCTTAACTTTGTAGGAATAGAGGATTACAACCTCTTCGATCTCTCCATTAAGATCGTGGTAAACCCGATACTGGTTTTTGTTAAAAAAGTAAATCTGGTACTTCAGCTTGGGATCGGGCCTGAAATAGAAAAGACCCGAACCGTCAATCAAAAAATTCCGAACGATAGCCGGAAAGCGGATATCAAGTTTATTAAGTTTTATCAGATCATCTAGAAACTTACTACGAGCTTTATACGTATCCTGTTCACAGTAAAAAAACAGACCCTTCTTGATCATAAGAAGGGTCATCTGCTGCACATGACTCAGTACCACCATCGTGGCGGACTGCTTTGAGCGGTCCTGAGTCCGAGCTGCCTCCAGAATCTCACTGAATCGTCCCCGGACGCTTAAAAGATCTGCAGGCATTTTACAAAAACGACGTTATCAGGAGTCCGGAAGAAGGTACTCCTTCACTCGTTCTAGTTTAAACAATTCTGGCGGTAAAAGATCATGAGGATACGAGGTCAGCAGATGATCTTTGCGACCGAGCGGATCTGTGCCGCCCGCCTCCGCTTTGTAATTATCTAAATAGCTCAGCATCTCCTCGCTGTATGCAGGAGCATGAGCATTTGGAATGTCGTCATA